ATGCAAACGGCGAAGAAAGAGACCGGGACCGGCGACGGCCGCGAGGCCGTCCGCATGTACCCGAACAATCAGTTAAAAGCACAAGTACGTGCATTTGACGACACGCTCTCAGCGTTCACGGTGATCGCGAGCGCGTGTAAGTAGACATATAAATGTCTCGTAGTTATAAAAGGCCCTTGCCGTAGGCTGGGGCCTTTTTTATGCCTCATTTCTTTTTGGGGGCGTAACGGTTGTCAGACATTTTTACTTCCATTTCCGAGCAGCATAATTTTGTTACGTTTGTTGAAGAAAACTACAAATCAGCTGTAACGCCACTCACTCCGTATATGGAGTGTGATCTGGAAATAGATACCGAGCGCGTGGTGTATGCGTTCCAAGAATATAGTCAAAATATACAGCGGTATTCGCTACTCCTAAATTCTTCGAATCCTGACCACTATAAGCGGTCTGGTTCGTTGTTGCATGCATTGTACGGCAGCAAAATCATAACTTCGATTGCTCCTGCCTATGATGATCATGAAATAGGTAACGGTGTTGCGCTGATTCACCTCCATGACGAGGGTAAGGCTTTTGAAGCGCTAGAGTTCTACAACACGTATCACAACTTCATACATGCGTTCGACATTGCTTATCGTGTGTGTGCCGCATATGAAAATACGCCGATTGAGTATGATTTTGATTACTTGCACAATGTCTGTTTTTACATGTATAAAAACAGTGCGCTTAGCGTGGATACTTTTTTCATGATTTTTAAATCTTTGATGAAGTCCTAACCTGAGCGATTTTAAATCATCTCATGCTCCGCACTTATCTGTGCGGCATAGCATTTAAGCTTCAAAGGTAGCTGGGCATCCCCGACGAGATCTGGCCGTGCGTTGACTCGAAGGGGGGCAGCGGCAGTAGCGCTGCACCGAGCGGAAAACTGTCAAAAATCCTGATCAGGTAGCGCGGGTTGCATCGGGATTGATTTCACTAGCTGCCTCGCGGAGCCACGCTTAGGCTTTGACAGCAAATGGACAGCACCGAATTGGCGAGCTTCCCGCCGCACCTGATGCCAGATAGTGGCCAGCGCTCGCTCAGTCTCCGCCATATAGAGCGGGTCGTATTTCGCATAGACCCGTGTCGTCCGGCGCATCCCCCCCGACACAATATGCCCGAGCAGGTCGCTGATCTGCCGCTCCGGGACGGACAAGTCTTGATAGAGCAGGGTGGCGACCGTGTGACGGATCGTCTTCGAGACGACGTCATCGCTCAGCCCCAGAACGCGCCGCATGGTGCGCCAGGCCTTGCCGTGGCTCAATGATGCCTCGTGGCTGCTGTCTGCCTGCCAGCGACGCAGGATGAGCCGCAGCGGGCGAATAGCGGGCACGATGCCGTTGCGCTTGTCCGTCCGCTCCCAATCGGCTGGGTGAAGGTCGACGAGCCGCCCGCCGCCATATTGGCGCTGCGCATCGAATACCGCCGCCGCCTCCGGACGCACGGCCGTGCCAAGCATGAGTGCGACATAGCGCGCGAGATCCGGGAAGTGAGACGTGTACCACACAATCGCGCCCAGCTCCTGCATCGTCAGCACGCGGTCGCGCGGCTCCGACCGGTAGCGCTTGGCCACCGAGGGCACCTTGGGGGCATGATCGAGACGGCGATTGTTGTCGGCATGATTGACGCCGGCGCGCACGTCGTCGAGATTGCGCTGGACGCTCTCGCCCTTCACTCCCTTGGAGCTATGGGCATATTCCTTCCCACCCCATGGCACGGTGTATTCGTGCGGCGCCATGCGCCACTCCCTGAAGCGCTCGACCATCGCCGGGGTCAAGTCGTCGACGACTGCGTTGATGCCTGCTTCGTCCTGGAACAGGAATCCCATGAAGCAGCGGATGCTGCTGGCGATTTGATCCGGCGCGACGGCTTTGCTCCCATGCTCCTTCCAATAGGTGAAGAGCAGGGGGATGATCTTTGCCTCCGAAGCAGGTTGCTTCTGCTTTGATCGGGCCTCGCTGAAGTGGGCGGGTATAGACGCGCGCGCGGCCGCAAAGCTCCGCTGACGAGTGCTGCTATAGCGGACCTGTCGAGTGCCGGGCTCATAGTGGGCAATCTGCCAGATCTCCGGGGACTTGCCGTCCCGACGTTTGTCGAGCCAGAAGTCTCCGACGATATAGGGGCTGTCTTCGCGGGCCATGACGCCTTCAATTCCTCAGTTTCGACGGCGGCAAGCCGATCAAGCACGCCGCATTCCACCATGGCGCGGAGCTGATCGAGCGTGAAGGTCGCCCCGGTGTTGTTGCGCAGAGCGCGGCGATATTTGCGGGCGATGTCGCCTATTCCCGTCATGCGGATAGCCCCTGAAGCGCCAGCTCGGTGGCCTTGTCCATAAAGATCCGGCGCGGCTGGGCGCGGGGGCGGGGTTCACGCTCGCGTTCGAGCCAGTAGCGGCGGTGCTGGGCATGCTCATTCTCCCGCGCGATGCGCAGGGCCATGATCTCGTCGTCCGTCATGTTCAGCTTGCTCATCACTCGCCCGGTCGCAAGGGGCGTGGTGCCCAACTTGTCGATCGTGACGAGGCGGATCTGGGCGCCGTTGACGGTGACGAAGCGATAGGTCAGCGCACCGCGCCGCCGCAGCACAATCATGATGTTCGCGAGGCTGCGCGTGTCAGTGCCTGTGGCCGCCGTCACCTCTGCCGTGATGAATGGCTTCTGTTCCTTGATCAGCATGCGCACATGGTCGGCGACCCGGAAGATGGCGGTTCGCTCGTCGCGGCTAATTCTCTCGCGCATGGGGGCTCCTGATGCTCGCGGCTGGGTCATGCCGGCCGCCAATGGGTGATGTCGTGAGTTTCGCCCTCCAGCGTCCAGCGCGTGGTGAGCGGGCGGCCGATGACGGGCCAGTCATAGTCGGGGCGCTTGCCGCAGCGCAGGCGGACGAACACGCGCGCATCTTCCTTCCGATCCTCATGGATCATTCCGGTTGGGCACTCTTCGCCTTCAAAGCTGGGCGTGAAGATCGGCGCGAAGCCGAAGTTGCGGAACCAGAGATTGCCGTAGGAATCTCGCAGTTCGGTCGCGCCTTCATCAGATCGCGCTGGCCTGCCTGAAAGCGTCGGGACATCGGGTCGGGCATTGATTCGCTCCTCAGAGTTAACTGAGGCGAGCATGGCCGAGCGGTGTTCGTCCGACGGGACGGGTTTGGTGGCTACGCTATATGCGAGTGCGGCGTTCACCGGTTTGTCTCCGGGAAGCCGTCGTGAATGACACCGTCAAGCAGTCGGCCTGCGGCCTTCTTGCCGACGCGGCGCATCACATGGAAGCGCTCGCCATGGAAACCGCTGCCGCCTGCCAAGTTCAGCCAGCGCGATTTGCCATGATCGACATAGTCGTTCGTGTAGTCGGCCCGCCAATCAGGGTCGTCGCGCTCTCGATCCAGGCCCGTCTCCCATTCACCCCACTGCTTGAACAGGAAGGGCACCGGTGCATCATCGCCGTGCAACGTCGCGGAAGCGCACTGGTCGCGCAGCGCTCGCGCCCAATCCGGATGCATCGGGCGCGGACCGTTCTCGCCACCTGCTACAACCCAATCGATCCGATGATCCCTGTAGGGGCCATCTCCGCAGTCGCCCGGCTGGCCGCCTTCCCCGTCAAACCAGTAGTAATCGCCGACTTCCAAAGCGTCGAAGCGCCAGTCGAGACCGTCGGTTTCGTCTTTCTCGCCGGGCGCCTTGATTGACCTTAGATCGACCGGCCCTAGAAGAGGTTCGCACGAAACCCAGCGAACAGCGGCCGGCGTGGCTAATAGAGCCGGGATGCGCTCGTTTGCCCGCTGCTGATCCTCGACCGACACGCCAAGCCAGACATTCTTGAGCGGCCAAGCGGCCAAATCGACACCCGCCTGATGGACGTTGCCGTTCCACAAGCTGCTGGGCTTCAGCCCGTCGAGCAGGGCAGACACCCTTTGCGGCATTATCGGGTCGGACAGATAGTCGTGCATCGCGTCAGCGCGCTTGGTCAGCACCTGAAAGGTGTGATGGCGAGCGAGCGCCATGACGGCGAAGATCTGGTCAAGCCATGTCTCGTCGACGCCATCGTGAAAGAGATCGGCGTGGGCGCAGACGAAGATCATGCGCGGCTTCGCCCAATGCAGCGGCTGTCTCAGCCAATCGGGCGTCCCGAACCGGCCGTCATTGAAGCGAACCTCACCGTTCCAGACCGGTCCGGTCTTCGTCTCGACCGTGAGCCCCGCACGGCTGGGGTGATTGCGCAGCCGCGTGCCTGCCAGCTTCATCGCATAGCAATGCTTGCAGCCGGGCGAGAGGACAGAGCAGCCCGTGATCACGTTCCACGTCGCGTCGGTCCATTCGATCTTGGTACCGTCAGCCATGGTCAGCCCTCCGACAGAGGGCGCAACGGCAGACATCGTCGCTGAGGGTCTGCGCCGCGCGTTCGCGCAGCGGGCCGCTATCGAGCGGCAGTTTCTCGAACAGGCTTTCAAGCGTGTCCCGCGGGACAGCAACGAGCAGATGGCCCGTCGCCACCTTGCAAATCATGTCCGCCTCGATCAGCGGCAGCAGCCGCGCCACAAGCGCTACGTCGCTCTGCTCAAAGTCCACCCCGGATCTGTTGAGCAGGTCGACCGCCTGAGCGCGGCTGGCGGCAACCGCGCTCACTGCGCGATGCTCCACAAGCCAAGGGTGAACATGCCGAGAAGGGCCAGGCCGATAATCGCGACCCGATCCCAGAAGGTGTCGGGCGCGTATATCATAGGAAGGCCACGCTCGGACAGCTGATAGCCCGCGCGCTCTTCCTGAGATTCCGCATAGTCGATCGCGTCGGCCGCTTCCTTATAGGAGCGGGCGGCAATGCTCTCGCGAGCAGACGTCTCGCGGTCGCCCTTAGCGATGCTCTTTGCGGCGCGGTAGGCCAGCAGCGAGGCGCGCTGGCGCAGGACGTCTGGGTGATAGTCGGTGGCGTGCATGACTGCCCTCATCGGTTGACGAGAGCTTATGTGCCCACAAAGGGCATATTGTCAAATCATAATTATGCCCTTTGTGGGCATATTAATCTGGCCAGACTTCATCAGGCCACCAGTCGGCATCTTCTGACCCCGGCGGTGGCCAGTCATAAGCCTCGGAATCAGACGGTTCGGGAAGGGTGGGGTTAACTCCGGCGCGGATTGTCGCGCCCCAGCTCTCTGCACCCTGGAAGATGGCTGAGAAAGGTGCACGCCTCATCATCAAACCGACCAGCTGGGCGCGCTCCGCCCGCACATAGCCGATCTGGATATCACGGGCGGAATAGACGGCAATTGCGTAGGGGTCGGCTGGGTTCTTCGGTTCTCGCCGCAGTTCAACAGCCTCGCCGGGAAGGCAAAGCGCTATCTCGAAACGTCGGCCGGGGCCTTTTTTGTTGGGATGGTCGGCGCCCACAATGGCCAGCGAAAGCTCTCGAATCATTAATCTAGGTTAATTCCTAGATCACGAAACGCTAGTGCCGAGAGAATTCAATACCGTCTCGGGATGGAGCAATGTCGGCGACAGAAAGCGGCCCGCTGGGGGGCGGGCCGTAAGGTGTGGGGCGGCGGTTGTTAGAACCCGCCGCAGTAGTAAAACCATTCAGATCGTCGGAATGTCCCGATCCACGATAATACAGGGCGCAGGCGCAGGCGTAGCGTCCTGCGGCCCATGCTCATGTTAACGGGAGCTTTTTAAATCGAGCGGCGTTGCGCGACAAAGGAGAGCGCTCGTGGATCGAACCCAGGATGAAAGCCGACTGCCTCTAGAGGAAATGTCCAATGCGGAGCTGCTATCGTTGATGGCAGACGAAATTGCGACAATGCGCGCGCTGGCGAACACTGGTTGTGCGCTGCTTGGCGAGGAGATTGGCGATGTCGTTGCCCACCTCGAACGCGTGTTTGATGCGCTGACTGACGATCCGAAGGTCATGAAGGACGTCGCTCCATCATTCATGAATCGGTTGCGCCGGGATTAGCGTGCCCAAAAAAGGCCCGCCGGAGAGGGCGGGCCAGAGACGGATCGGATGACCCGGGATGACCGGATCAGTGATCTCGACGCTTAACGGTCAACGCCGAGATCGCGATAGAAACTGGCGGCGTCGATTGGGGTTCCGTTGGCAATGAAAAGCCCGCCTCTGTCGCGAGAGGCGGGCTCGGTGTTACGATCGGTTGATGGAGGGAACCAGATCATGTTCGCTTATGCCGAGTGCTGATTACAGAGTGGTAAATTTAAGGGTCGGGCAACAAAAAGCCCGCCGGAGAGGGCGGGCTGATCGTCGGCTACGGGAGCCAGAAGTTATTTCTGAGTTGGCGCTGGCTTGGCCTGCTGGGCCTCGATCAGCTTGTCGAGCTTGCCTTCGATGCTCTTCAGCGCCTCGTCTTGCTTGTCATCGCGCTGCAACTGAGCCTGACGCACGTCCGCCATGCCGAGCCCGGCGTCAAAGCGATCTCCACCGAAGGCAATTGCAGCCAATACTGTTGCAATCACTACCGCCGCAGCACCCCAAACAGCGTTTCGCAGCTCTTTGGCGGTGGCGAAGGATTTCAGGTCGCCGCGAAGCTCTGCGAACTTCGTGTCGGTGCGTGCTTCCGCTGCTGCGATCTTTGCGTCCACCGTTTCCATACCGCCTGATGTGCCACCACCACCACCGTGATTCAAGGGCACCTCAATTTCAACGTCATCTTCTACAGTATGGATTGCAGCCTTCAGAGCTTCCCATTTCTGGACCTTAACGACGTTACTCATCCGCCGGCTCCTGACTGGTCCAGCCCGTAAGCGTGTCGAAAAGCTTATCTAGTTTCTGCGATTTCTCTTTGATCTCGACAATTTTCGAATGTGCTAGTTCAGGATCGCCTTTGACGATTGCATCCAGCGCATCGGCGACGAGGTCCAACGCAATTGAGGCTTGAAGGGCCACACTTCCGAGCTGACCGCGCTTTGCTGGCGCGTGATACTTTTTGTCATCGAATGGCATTAGTTCCCCACTATCCCACAGCGCATCCGCGCTTAGAATGTTGCTTAATATCCCACTTCGGACATAGGCCGCATTTCTTGACCGAATATGAGCGCAAGACAAATTAATTCCGCCAGCCTTCGCCACGCAAGCGGCCGCTGATATCGCTCGATGCCGAAAACGTTCATCTCGACCTCACGCCCCTCGATCAGCCGCACCAGGCTGTCACGGCTCGCGATGGGGTCGCCCAGTGCGCACGCCCAGCCCTTGCGGCAGTGGCCAGCCATTTCCGGAGCATCCATACCCATTAGTCGATAACGCTGACGCCCGCATTTCAAGGTATCGCCGTCGATCGGCGCAGGCGAGGACAATGGCAGTGAGCTCATCGTAGCGGCCGCAAATCAATTCCGCAGAAACGGCATTTCTTCGCCTCGCCCTTCACCAGCTCCGCGCATGATGGGCACTTCCTCATCTCACCCTTTCGAACCGCCTGCCTCTGCATGTGCTTGCGGCCCGGACGCATGACCAATGCGACAATCAGTCCGAAGGGCCCGAGAAGCAGGCCGATCAAAAAGCCGCCGCAGCCGCTACGGCGCCGGCTGGCTAACAGGCCCCCCCCGGCGAGGCCGAAAAAAATCCAAACAGTGAGGAACGTTTGCATCCCGGCATCCAACGATGCGCTCATCAGTGCCGCCGACCGGACCATATCACGCGGCCAAGGATCCGCAGATCCTCCGCACCGATTTCCTGATCAGGCACCGTCGGATTGTCAGAAATGACTAGCACCTTGTCCTTGGCAATCGGTCGCAGGCGCTTAATCCCGCCAGCACCAAACATGCTAATCGCCCAGATCTTGTCGGTCGTGTTCAACACGGTCTGAGTGGTGTCGAAGATGACCATGGATTGGTCGTGGATCGTGGGCATCATGCTGTCACCGATACCCTGCCCAACTATCAGTCGGCTGGCCGGAGCGCGGCTCAAAGTGCCAAGCAACGCAGCATCGAACTCGAAGACGCCCTCCTCGAAATAATCGTCGAGGTTTGCGCCGTCGCCCATCGAAAGGCTCATATCGACATGCTTGAGCGAGACGGCCCCAGGTTCAGCCTTTAGCGTGGTCGGCAGGTCAGGCGCCAAATCGGAGCGATCATCAATAAGCTCGTGTGGCTTGACGTGGAGCGCCGCTCCGATCTTTGTCAACCAGTCCTGGTTTAAGCGTCGATCACCGCGCTCTAGCTTCCCCAAGTTATTCAGTGTCGTGCCGATAGCATCCGCCAGATCTGTCTGCGACAGCCCGGCGGCCTTGCGAATCTGCGCGATATTATTTCTGACCATGGCGACTTTGTGCCCAACAAGGGCAGGAATAAACAGATGACAGTTTGGGCGTATTTTTCGGTTGCCCGTTGTGCCCAGATAGGGCATATCAATGTTCATGAGGCTGATCGATCATCTTAAGAACGTGAAGAAGACTGTTCCTGAGTTCGCCGACGATATTGGCGAGCCGGAGAACACCGTTCGGAAGATTGTCTATCAGCAACGGCAGCCCTCGCTGCCGCTCGCGGTCAAGATTGCAGCTGCTACCGGCGGCGCGGTCCGCGAGGCCGATCTCGTTTTGAGCAAAGGGGCGTCGGCATGAACCGCGCTCCTGCAACCAGCCCCCGCTGGCGTGCCTCCCCCCGGCACGTTGGCCCCCATGCGCGACAGAGCGGCCTCCCACAAAAGACGCTCTGTCGCGCACCCCAAGTTCAATCGTTCCCACAGGGAGCTTTCTAGATGACGCAGTGCAGCACTGTCCGCCCGCTTAAACAGCGCCTCACGGAAGAGGACGCCCGCAAGCATCTGAGTTTCGGGCTTCTTCGTCTCACTTCGGAACATGGCCCGTCTCGCGTTGGCCTCGAAGCCGGCTGCGATGAAAAGACCGTCCGCAATGCGCGCGACCAGAAGTCGACCCTGCGGCTGGATCTCGCCCTCAATCTCCTGACCCTCGACCCAACGGCGCTCGACGAGCTGCTGGCCGCCTATGGCTTCCGCCTGGCGCCGCTGCATGCGCTGGCGGCGAACGATCTGCACACGGCGGCCGGTCTGCTCGATGGCGCATCCGAAATCATCAAGGCGCAGGACGATGGCATTCGCGACCGGCACGAAACGCTGCTGATCGCCGACAAGCTTCGTCCCCATCTGCCTGCTGCCTTGGCCATTGTTCGAGAGGCCGACGCGCTTCGCGGCGCGGGCTGAACACCCGGGGCGGGGGACGCCTGACAATCCAATCACCGAGCCGGGGCAGTTCCCGGATCGAGAACGTGTGCCCAGCGCGCGGGGCTTTCGTGCGCGGATGGAGGACTGAAGAATGAGCGAGAAAAACCCGACCGGCGATCAGCTGCGCCTGCTGATTGAGCGCATTGAGCGGCTGGAAGAAGAGAAAAAGGGCATCAGTGACGACATCAAGGATGTCTATCTCGAAGCCAAGGCGACCGGATTCGACCCTAAGACCATGCGTGCGATCGTCCGCCTCCGGAAGATGGAGAAGAACGCGCGCATGGAAGCCGAAGCGCTGCTGGAAACCTACAAGGGCGCGCTAGGTCTCGAATGACCCGCGCCGCTGGCACGCACGAACTCAAGCTGTGGACCGGTATGGCCACCCAGTTTCAACCGCGCGATCGGCGCGGCCGGTTCGTGCGTGTCCAGCACAGCCCCGCGCAACGCGCGATCCTCTCCACGGCAGCCATGATGCGCAAACAGCTCGGCCTGCCCGTTGATCCACGCCTGACAATCCGGGGCAAACGATGAAGCATTCCACCATATTGGCACTGGCCCAGCTTGATGCGCAGCGGAAGACCAAGCCGCGCAAGCGCGCGCCCCGGCCACGCCCGGCGCCACTGCCGATCGATGATATTTCCCTGCCGGCTGGTCCACGCATCGTCGTGCCGTTCCCGCCGGTGGCCTGCAATCCGAACCGCCGCGACCATTGGGGCAAGATCCGCGCCGCCAAGGCCTATCGCCGCGAGTGCTGGGCGTTGGCGCTGGCCGCAGGAATCAAGCTCCCGCGCACCGGAAACCTGATCTTCCGGCTGGACTTCTTCCCGCCCGATCTCGCGCGCCGTGATGACGACAACGCGATCGCCTCATTCAAAGCCGGGCGCGACGGCATCGCCGAAGCCCTGAAGATCGACGACAGCCGGTTCCGCACCCTGCCTGTTTGGCACAGCGAACCGCGTGCCTGCGTCGTCGTCACCATCCTGAAGGGAGAGGGCGCATGAACAAGCCCGTCCGCATCCAGCTGCGCCGCACGCGCGGCTGGCGCATGCCTGCCGATGCCAAGAGCGTGGCTCGCCCCCACAAGTGGGGCAATCCCTATCGCGTCATTCTCGACCAGATGCGGCCAAATGGCGATATCGGCGAGGACAATATGCCGGTGATGATGGGGCCTTGGCTCTGCAAGCTGCCCGGCGATCGCATTGAGGGCTGGTGGTTTCCCACCAAGGCAGAGGCGCAGCAGAAGGCGGTCGACCTCTATCGCAACGCCATCACGACATCGAGCGCGCCCGGCTGGGCCATCCTGCGCGACGCCGTCCTCGACGACCTGCGGTGGAAGAACCTCGCATGCTGGTGCGGTGCCGATGAGCCCTGTCACGCCGACGTGCTGATCGAGCTTGCCAATCGGAGGATCAAGCCATGAAGCCGCGCGACTATGCCATTGGCGAGGTCGTGCCGCTCGGCGCGCCGCTCGACAAGGAAAGCCTGCGCATGGCGCGGCTCCGCAAGGGCCAGCTTCAGCGCAATGCCAAGAACAGCCGCAATCAGGCCGGGAAGGTCGCGCGGAAGCTGCTGGCCGACCGTGAGGAACGCGCCAGGCTGGCCGCCACGCCGATCGAGCGCGCCAAGACGCATCTGCGCCAGCGCGGCTTCAAGCCCGTGTTCGAAGAGCGTCGCAACGTCTTCATCGTCGGATCTCACCGAATCATCAGCCGGGCCATGCTGCTCGCCTTCGCGACGGAAAAGGGGTGGGTGGAATGAGCCCGGTCACTATCGGCAATGCGACCCTTTATCTGGGCGACGCCTATATCATCCGCCCGACGCTCGGCTGGTTCGACGCGGACGTGATGGACCCGCCTTATCTATTCGACAATTCAGGCGGCGGCGGTTTCCGCAAATCCCGCATTGGCGCGGACCGCATCGTCGAAGAGGGGCTAGACCAAGGCTTTGATCACAGCATCATCAATCCGCTGCTCTGCGGCTCGGTCGTCGTGTTTTGCCATAACGATCAGCTTCCCAAGTTGCTCCGGGATCTGGATGGCAGCTTCCATCGGTTTTGCCTGCTCTTCTGGCGAAAGCCCAACCCTTCGCCCATGGCGAACAAGCACTATCTCTCCGACACCGAACCCTTCATCCATGCTTGGAACCGAGGCTTCGCGCCGGAAGGCGATCACCATGACAAGCATCGCTGGATAGACGCCGGAACGATGCGCACCAGCGTCTGGGATCACCCCACGGTCAAGCCAGACGCCGTCATGGCCAAGATCATGCGCAACGTCGCCGGTGAATCGGTCTGCGATCCCTTCATGGGGACTGGTTCGACCGGCGTCGCGGCGATCCGAGCCGGCAAGCGCTTCGTCGGCATCGAGAAGAACCCGGCGCATTTCGCAACCGCATGCACTCGCCTGCGCGCAGCGGCGGCCATGACAATATCACCAAGCGATATCTCGGTCGGTGCCTCCCACGCCGGCACCGACCGAGATTGCCGCCGATCGCACGGTCGCAAGTGCCGGCGGACTTCGTTCGAGTCGGGTGCGGAAAACGTAAATCCTGCGCTGAGTAATTATCCACTCGGTAGTTTTCCGGATGCTCCTGCTGGCGGCGGCGCGGCATGAGCTGGGAAACGCAAAGCTGGGCGGCCAAGCAGCGCCCCGGCTCGTCATCGGCAAAGCTGGTGCTGCTCGGGCTCGCGTCCTGCGCCGATGCCAATCACTGCGCCTATCCGTCCATCCAGTGGCTGTGCGACTTCAGCGACCTGAACCGCAAGACGGTTATCGCATCGCTCCAGCGTCTGGAGGCCGAGGCCGCGCTGATCGAGGATACGGGCGAGCGCCGGGGCCGGACCAATCAGGTGAAGGTCTATCGCCTCCGCGCGCTGGAAACCCAAGGCAGCGGCAATCTGGGCAGCGATCCGGCAACATTAAAGAGTGCCGGAAACGGAACAGTTCCGAAATCGGGACAGTCCCTAAAACGGAACAGTTCCGCTTTTTCCCGGAAAGAGTCCCAAAATAGGGACACGGAACCTTTCAGGGAACCTATTCCCCCTTCATCTTCTAACGAAGATGAGACCCCCACCGATGAAATTGAAGAAATATCGGCTGGTGCTGGCAAACGGGAAGAGCAGGGCGAACCGGAGAAGGCCAAGCCTGCAAAGCCAGCCGCAGCCGATCGTGGCCACCGCCTGCCTGCTGACTGGCAGCCGCCGGCGATCGGTGACCTGCAACCCATGGCCCGCGAACTGGTGCGGGAGTGGCCGAAGGGCGCATACGAGGCGGCGAGCGAGAGGTTCCGGCTGCACTACCACACAGAAGCTGGCACCCGGGCCTGCAAAAAGGATTGGGCCTCTACCCACGCCAAATGGCTGATCGGTGATCACGACAAGGCGATGCGCGCCGGCAAAGCAGGGACCAGCTTCGCGAAGGTTGCCCGTTCGACCGTGGCGAATGGCGACGTCCCAGCCGTCCAGCCGGTCGCCGAACGCTTGGTTGAGGGCGGCACGGCCGACGGGCTGCGCAAAACCCTCGCCCAGATCGTCGGCAAGGCGACCTATGCCCGCGTCTTCGAAGAGACGGCGCTGCTCATCGATGACGACACGCTGCGCGTCGTCGCGCCGACGTCCTTCGCGGCTGGCTACATCGAGAACAACTATTCCGCGCCGCTGCTCCAAGCCGTCCAGCGAACAGGCATCGCCGTCGAATTCATCCGCGCCGAAGTCACCAAGTCCCCACGCAAGGCCGCTCCACCGGCCCCCAAGAAAGACCGCCCATGATCGCCAAGACCAAAGCGCGCCGCTCGACGAGCCAGCGCATCAGCAAGACCAAGCAGCCCGCCCCCGCGCCGCTGCATCCGCTCATCACCCAGGCACTGAGCAACGGTGCGCGGCTGGATCGCCGGAACGTCGAGATTGTCGACCTGGCCGAAGATCCCGGCGGCGACGTGATCATCCGTGGCGCTATGGTTCGCCACAAGGCGTTGCGCATCCAGCCGGCATGGCGCGAGATGCTGGCGCGCGGCGTCTTCCGCAAGGCCATGCACGACGGCAAACCGGTGTCCGAGAAAATGATTGGGGCCTTTCTGGAATGGTATCAGGACACACTCGACCGCGCCGACAGCGTATCCGTCAAAAGCAGCCTCGACTTCTCCGGCGGTGGGGGCGCTGCTGCCTCCCATATTCCCACGCACGAGGCAGCGCTCATGGCACAGTCCGCGATTGCGATCGTCCGCGCCGGTTTGGCGCCTGACAGTTGCGCCGCGTTTGATGCAGTCATGAAGGATGGTGAGAGTTTCATCGAGACAGCGCGGCGCCTGTGTGCCCAGCGGCATGTCCGAAAATCAGTCAGTCGCACTCGCGAGCGCGTATCAGCGCTATTTGTCATGACTGTCAGCGAACTGGCTTTGAAACATCACGAATGGATGGTGCCTCAGCAAGCGCGAATGCGAGGTGGCTGAGTGAGCTGATGTCTCCCTCCACTCACATCCAACGCTGATAGAGTGCATGAAAGAATTCTTGCTCCATATGACATACGCGTTGAATTCTGTGTGTTGATGTGCGATATGATTCCTGTCGCGGAGGTAAGTATGCAGAAAGATCCAGTTGAGAGGCTCGTCGAGCGCCGCGCTAAGTTGGCGTTAGAGATCGAAAAAATCGACGCTGCGATCGATAGGTATAATTCGGTAAAGGCCGAGATTGAACGGTTCGTCGACCAGTTTGTCGACGACAACCCTGGGGCTGTTGTTTTGCCCGTGGAGTGGACGCCCGACGTGCGATCAGCCATCGAAAAGTCGTCGCGTGGTGGCAGGGGGCCGAACGGCTCGTCTCCGGAAGATATTGCAGGAGCTGCTCTGGTGGCGATTTTGGCTGCTGGGGAGCCGCTCAATCGCTACGAGTTAATTGAGCCGATCGAAAAAATGGGGCTGGTTATTGGAGGCCAAGATAAGGCCCGTAACTTGGGCACAATCATGTGGCGGTCGAAGCAATTTATCAACACCGGCGCAGGTTATTGGCCGCGGGATCAGCTTGCGCCGCCCCGGCCTGAAATTTGACACGCTTCAAAAAGCGAAACCCCCGGAGGGCCTTGCAGCTGTCCGGGGGCTCTATCTGGTCCGAATCTCTTACGAAACTCGGCTCTCACTCGTGAACTGGACTCTCAATGCCCATTCGTCAAGTCCCTATCGCAGGGCAGGTTAGCCCTGAGTTAATGACAGCCTTCAAAAGGACGGTTTCACCTGAAAGGTTGCGCACTTACCGGATGGCTAGCGGCTTTAGGGACGACGTTGCCATCAAACTGTATCTATGGAACGCAGCAGTGGGCCAGAGTTTCCATTTCCCGCTACAAACAGTTGAGGTGGCTCTTAGGAATGTCTGCCACGATGCACTTTGCGATCAATACGGCGAAAATTGGTGTTTTAATGACGCTTGCCGAGCTGCGTTGGGGCTTAAGGCCGTCGTTGAGCTCACCAAAGCGGAAACACGTTACAATAACATATATGGACGCGTTCCTACCACCCCTCAGTTGCTAGCCTCATTATCGCTAGGGTTTTGGGTATCTCTCCTCCGCAGAAATTACGTCCCATTGATTTGGACACGTCACTCGCAAGAGGCTTTTCCGAACTTATCAGCGGGTGAAACGATGAACGACGTCAGTAGGGTTGGGACAAAGATCCAGGACTGGCGCAACCGCATTTTCCACCAAGAGCCGCTAATCGGTCAGGACTTAAGCGGCAATTACAGCAATATACTGAAAATGCTCGGTTGGATCTGCATTGACACACGAGAATGGACGAGAGAGCATTCTTGCGTCCCAAAGGTAATTCGAGAGCGACCGCGATAAGTTGCGTCAAACCTGATTGTGCTCGATCGTGGCATCGGTTGAGTAGATCTGAATAATTGAGGCTGAAATGGACTTAGGTCTTGGATCGTTAACAGAGACAATCGAGAAATATATGGGCGCTAATGCCGCTCGATGTTTTTTGGTGTTTTTAATGATCGTCGTCGCCGTTGCGGGCGGCAACTTAGTTATTTCTACAGCGATAATACCGCTCTATCGATTTTATCAAAGCAACGGCTTGGCACAAACTGCTGGTGTCGCTTTCACCTACAGCCTGACCGGCTGCATCATGATTTTAGCCGTCGGATCAATAATGTCGAGCTTTGCGCAACGGCGAAATGAACGCGCTTCCGATGCGAGGCTGGCCCGAACAATCCAGCTAGCGCAACAGGCTGAAAAAATTAAGGAAAATGCAATAATTTTTGGCAGTTACTGCAGCGAGATGTTGGCCGCGTGTAGCCTAATATTCGACGAACTGACGACCCATGCTCGTTCAGGTCGCCCGATTGACGAAGATGATATGCGATCCCTGATGGCAGTAACCTACGAGGTCGACCGCCGCAGAATGGAGCTTTCAAAGATGATTGAGCCACTTCTGAATTCCTCGGTATTCGATGACGATGCCGAGACTTAATAGATTTATATCTCTTAACGGTATAATTTGGTTCGATTGAGCCAGCAGTCAAGGTCGAATTCAGCGCAAAAGAATGCCGCAAATCAATGTGTTAGTTTGCGGTTGAAGTAGGCGGACGAGCAAACGAGCCTCAACCAACATTGTTTGTCATATCGCGACGAAACGAGACGCTTGACGTGGGGGCATTACGACGCCAAAACAAGTCATCGTCTGAATTTGCGTCTCGGCCAGTTAGGCCTGAGGCGCTTTTTTTTATCTAATGAGGCGCCCATGGCCGGCTGGTCATCAACGACCAAGAGCAGGCAAGAGCGCGGATATGGGCGCGATCATGAGCGCATGCGCAAGATCGTGCTGGCCGAAGAGCCGCTATGCCGCATCTGTTTGGCCATGGACCCGCCACGTCACACGCCATCGACAATTGCTGATCATATCGTGCCGAAGGCCGAGGGCGGCACCGATGAGCGCGAGAACTATCAGGGCGCATGCGGTCCCTGCCACGACGCCAAGACGCATGAGGAATCCGCGAGAGCCCAGGGTCGCAATCCGCCTCGCCAGCGTATCGAGATCGGCACGGATGGATGGCCGAAGGGGTGAGATCACGCCGCCGAGGCCGATGATGGGGGGGGATGTCGAAAGTCTGGGGCTTTTGGCCGTAGGACCGTCCCCCGCCCTAAATTCTCGCAAAAGCAGATTAACGTTTTGAAATTGGTAATCTGCTCGTTTTTACTTGCAAGTTTGACTTGCAGTATTTGGCCAAATTTAAAGTATTGTTGAAGTAACGGAGAGTATTATGGCAACGCGTGGAGCGAAGCCAAAGCCGGTAAAGCTTCGGCTTGTCGATGGAACGCATACGACGAGCCGCCATGGGAAATTCGTTGAAGCAAGAGAGAAGGCGGATTCGGCGGAAGCGTCGTTCGGCCAGCTCAAGAAGCCCGCCTATCTGACGGGCAAGGCCGCCATCGCGTGGAAGGAATTCATCGTGCCGGCGAACTGGCTCGACGGATCGAGAGCGCCGGCCGCCATCCTGTTTTGCGAGTTGTGGGCTGAATTTCGAATGAGCCCGATCGTGTTCCCGGCTGCACGCATCGCTCAACTCCGCGCGCTCATGGGCGAGCTGGGGCTTTCCGATGAGCGGAACCGTGGGGACGTCAGTGCCACCAAGGAAAAAGACAAGTTCTTCGGCGACTGACCGGGGCACCAAGTGGGCAAAGGCGGTCGTCGCCGGCAAGGTTATTGCCGGGCCGCATGTTCGAAACGCATGCCGTCGGCATCTCGACGACCTGAAGCACGGTGTTTTGCGCGGCCTGCGCTACAATGTGGAGTTGGCCGAGCGCGCTATCGAGTTCTTCGAGACGCGCCTCTGCCTGAACGGCGGCCAATTCGAAGGCAAACCGTTCCTGCTGCACGAAAGCCAGGCGTTCAAGGTCGCATCTCTCTTTGGGTGGCAGCTGAGCGATCCAACACATGGTTGGGTGCGACGCTTCCGTCGCGCCTACATCGAGGAAGGCAAGGGAAACGGAAAATCGCCATTTGCGGCAGGGGTCGGCCTCTACTGCATGATGGCCGATCAGGAACCGGGGGCGGAAGTCTACTCGCTGGGCGCCAATCGCGACCAGTCAGCCATTCTGTTCCGCGACGCTGTCGCGATGGTCGATCAGTCGCCGGAGCTGGACCGCCGCATCAAGCAGAGCGGCGGCGCCGGTAAGGTTCACAACCTCGCTCACTTGGCCTCGAACAGCTGGTTTCGGCCACTGAGTAAGGAAGCGGGCAAGACCGGCTCCGGACTGCGACCGCATTGCGGTCTCGCTGACGAGGTGCACGAGCATAAAACCCGCGACGCGATCGAGATGATCGAGCGCGGTTTCAAGTTTCGCCGTCAGCCTCTGCTGCTGATGATTACGAACAGTGGCACTGACAGGAATTCGCTCGCAAGGGAGGAACATGACCACGGCGTGAAGGTCTGCGCCGGCACGCTGACGCCGGGCAAGGATTTTGCCTATGTCGGCGAGGTCATCGATGATCGGACATTCGCATTCATCTGCTCGCTGGATCCGCAAGACGATCCACTGAAAGATCCAAGCTGCTGGATCAAAGCTAACCCGATGCTGGGCGTCATTCTGACGCACGAATATCTGGCAGATGTCGTCGCCCAGGCGAAAGCATTGCCCGGCAAGCTCAACGGCATCTTGAGGCTTCACTTCTGCGTTTGGACTGACGCGGAAACGGCATGGATGACGCGGGCGGTGCTGGAGCCATGCTTGGCGGATTTCGACCCGTCAGAGCATTACAATAAGCGCGTTGGGCTGGGCGTCGACCTTTCGCAGAGCCGGGACATCACGGCGAAAGCGTATGCCGTGCAGACCGGCACGGTCGACATAGAAGTCATGGTCAAGGCCGATGATGGCAGCATGGAGCGCCGCATCGTCGCAAAGCCGACGTTCGATGCGTGGATTGAAGCGTGGACGCCCGGCGATACCGTCTCGGAGCGCGCCACGCGAGATAAGGCGCCATATGATGTTTGGGTCCGTGAGGGCCATCTGAATGCGCCGGCCGGTCAGAATATCCGGTTCGATCATGTCGCCCAGTCGCTGGCGGACGATGATCGCAACTTCGATATCGGCATGGTCGGCTATGACCGGTACGCTTTCCGCCAGCTTGAGAACGAATGCAGGGAATTGGGTCTCGCGATCCCATTCGTCGAGCACCCGCAGGGCGGCACGAAAAAAGGCAAGCCGACTGAGGACATGAAGGCAGCGGCCGAGCTGGAGAACCGGGAGGCCGAAGGGCTTTGGATGCCCGGCTCTTTGCGGGCGCTGGAAGATGCGATGCTCGAGCGTCGCATTCGGCTGAAAAAGAATCCTGTCCTGATCTCCGCGATCATGTCCGCTGTGACGGACGAAGACAGGTGGGAAAACCGCTGGCTGGCCAAGGATCGGGCAGCCCAGAAGATCGACGCGGCGGTGGCGCTGGCGATGGCAATAGGAGTGGCTATGGCTATGCCCACCAGCAATGGCATTGATTCATGGCTCGGTAGCTTGCGGTCGTGAGCATCTGGTCTTGGTTCTCATCGTGGAGAACGAGCGGACTGACCGCGAAAGATGAGAGGCTTTATCAGCATCTCGGCGGCGCCCAATCCTATACGGATGAGATCGTAAATTCGGCTTCGGTCCTTGGTCTGTCGACGGCTTGGGCATGTGTGACCCTCTTGTCTGGCACGATTTCATCGCTCAGCCTTGACGTTTACAAAAAGGAAGCTGGCATCAAGCGGCCAGCTGCCAGCCATCCGCTTCAGGCGGTTTTGAGCGATCCGAACGCCGATCAGACCGATATCGATTTCTGGGAGTTCATGAGCCTCAGCCTTGAGCTTTGGGGCAACGCGTATGCGCATATCGCGCGCCGGTCGGACGGTTCGATTATATCGCTCACGCCACTCCGCCCCGAAATTGTCGGCGTTTATCGCGATGACAACGGCGCCATTCGCTACCGCTGGTATGAGCGCGGCCAGCAATTCGATGAGAACGAGGGCGCGGTGTTCCATGTGCGGGGCATTGGCGGCGATCCGCTCGGTGGAATGTCTCCGATCTCCTGGCATCGAAACGTGTTTGGTAATGCGCAGGCGATCGAGCGCGCCTCCGGCACCACATTTAAGAACGGTGTCCGCCCGTCGGGCGTGATGTCGACCGAAAAGGCGTTCTCCGGCCCGCAGCGATCCGAGGCGGAAACCCTGCTGAGGGAAAAATACAGCGGCGCGATGAACGCTGGCGTCCCGATGCTGCTCGACAACGGGCTGAAGTGGGAATCGATCACGTTCAATCCCGAGGAAGCCCAAATGCTGCAAAGCAGGGGCTTTTCGGTCGAGGAAATCTGCCGGATTTTCGGTGTCCCGCCGTTCATGGTGGGCCATACGGAAAAGGTCACAAGTTTCGGCTCGGGGCTAGAGCAGCAAATCCTTGGCTTCCAGAAGTTTACGCTTCGGAAGAGGCTGAAAAAGATTGAGCGCGCCATCCGGAAACAGCTCATGACACCCGCTGATCGCGCGGCCGGGTTCTCGGTTTCGTTTAATCTGGAAGACCTGCTGCGCGGCGACAGCGTCGCACGCGCGCGCTTCTATCGGACGCTTCTTGAGGTTGGCGTCATCACCATCAATGAGGTCCGCGCCCTTGAAGGGCTCGCGCCGATCGAGGGCGGCGATGTGCCGCGAATGCAGCAGCAAAATGTCCCGATTGTTGGGCCGCGTCACAATGGTGGCCCGCCGCTGGAGAACGCCGCATGACCATTCGTCCACTGCCGAAAATTGATGTCTCTGCGCCGCGCGCCGAAATCAGTTTCGACATCGCTCCTCAGGCGCTGGCCTCTTGGGACAGCTCAGTCGCAGCTGCCCAAGGTTCAGATGACACGATCAGCATTTTTGATCCCATCGGCGAAAACTGGGATGGCACGGGAATCACAGCGAAAAGCGTGGCGAGCCAATTGGCCGCGATCGGCCAGAAGCCGGTAACCGTTCTGATCAATTGCCCCGGTGGCAATTTTTTCGAGGGACTGGCGATCTACAATTTGCTTCGCGCGCATCCGTTCGAAGTCACTGTGCAGGTGGTCGGGATTGCGGCGTCGGCTGCATCCATCATTGCTATGGCAGGCGACAGCATCGAGATAGCGCGCGCCGGGTTGATCATGATCCATAACGTTCAATGGGTTGCCATTGGGGATCGGCATGCGATGCAAGATGCCCACGACACCATGGTGACCTTTGATGAGGCGCTAACAGGCCTCTACGTCGACCGAACGGAACAGCCGGCCGACGAACTCGCCAAGATGATGGATGCGACCACCTTTCTGTCTAGCGCAAAGGCTCTGGAGATGGGATTCGCGGATGAATTGTTGGAGGCCGACCGGGTTACAACGTCCGTGCGCGCGTCGTCTGAGATGCAGCCTGCCTACAAGATTGAAGCAGCGCTCGCGCGGGGTGGGTTGCCCCGTGCGGAGCGTCGCCGGCTTCTAAAAGACATCATCGGCAAGCCGAGCGCTGCCGGTGACAACGACATGCCGGGCGCTGTCGATTTCGCTGCCGACGATGGCACCACGGGACTGAGCATAGCTCTTGCCCGCCTCAAACTCACACGAGCCTAACGCTCAGGAGAATCAACATGAAGAAGATGTTTTTCGCGGGCGCGCTGTTTGCTGCGCTCGGCCCGATGACTGCTGCCGAACGCGCCTCAGGCCGCTTCATGCGCGCACCTGACCATAATTCTGGCGTAGGTGGCCGTTCTGACGGCGACACGGCGGTTTTGCTGAAAAATGTTTCGGCCGAACTGGTCCGCGTCAGCGAGGATTTCACGCGCAAAGCCGACGAGGCGATGAAGGAAGTCAAAAACGCGGGCACTCTTGCGACCGAAACCAAGGCCGTAGTGGATGAGTTGGCCACGAAACAGACCGCGCTGGTCGGCACAGTTGATGCTCTGAAGGCCCAACTCGGCGAAGTGGAGCAGCGCTCGGTTCGTCGCGGCGGCGGTAATGGCCGCGACGCAACAGCCAGCATCGGCAATCAGTTGGTCGCTGATGCTGATAAGCTCAAGACGTTCGCAGCCTCACTTCAGGGCGGTCAGCGGCTTAATATCGCGATCTCTGATGTTCAGAATGCTCTGCTCAGCAGTGGGGTCGCGGAAGGCGTTGTCGAACCGCAGCGTTTGCCGGGCATCGATCGCATGCCTCAGCAGCGCCTGTTCATCCGTGATTTGATCGCACCAGGCCGGACGGCATCTCCGGCAATTTTCTGGGTCCAGCAGACCGGCTTTGTTAACAACGCGGCGGTTGTCGCCGAAAATACCAAGAAGCCGGAATCGACGATCAGCTTCGCCACCAAGATCACGCCGGTGGCGACGATCGCTCACCTGTTCAAGGCGTCCAAGCAGATCCTGGACGACTTCCCGCAGCTTCAATCCACCGTGGATGCGGAAATGCGTTATGGTCTCAAATTCGCCGAAGAGCAGGAAATCCTGTTCGGCGATGGCACGGGCGTCCACCTTGAAGGCATTGTGCCACAAGCGCAGGCTTTCGATCCAGCATTCACTGTCGAATTCCAGTCGCCGATCGATGATCTGCGCCTGGCGATGCTTCAGTCACAGCTTGCTCGCCTGCCGGCCGACGGCTTCGTTCTCCACTTTATCGATTGGGCTAAGATCGAGCTGACGAAAGATCAGAATGGTGGATATATTCTCGCCAATCCGCTTCGTTTGGCGGGCCCGACGCTGTGGGGCCTGCCTATCGTCCCGACCGAGGTCGCCGAATTCGAAGGTGAATTCCTCACTGGCCCCTTCAAGACGGGCGCTCAGCTGTTCGACCGCGAAGATGCAAACGTCGTGATCTCGACCGAGAACAATGACGACTTCGAGAAGAACATGGTGACCATCCGTTGCGAAGAGCGCGCTGCGCTCGCCGTAAAGCGTCCGGAAGGCTTTATCTCCGGGCCCTTCAGCTCCTGATCAACGCCGGCCCGGCGAAAGTCGGGCCGGCCGCCATGGAGGCGACAATGAAAATTAAGGCACTCACCACTCTTCGTGGCGACGAAGGGATGATCCGCCGTGGGTCGGAACGGGACGTCTCCGATAGCTATGGCAAAGAGCTGATCAAGCGCAAATTGGCGGTCGCCGTTGGCGAGAGTTCCGCCGAAAAGCCCGCAAACAATCGCAAAACCAAGGACGCCCGGGCGTCGAACGAGGGAGAATAGTCATGCGTCGCATCACTGTGGAAATTATCACTGCCGCTGATGGCTCAGCGACCGTTCTGAGTCCTCGCGTGTCGGGCGAAATCTGTTCGATCATCTATGAGAAGATCGACTTTGCAGATGGCGTCGACTTCACTGTCTCGGCCGAAGCGACGGCCGAACAAATCTGGGCAGAAAACAACGTCAACGCAGCTGCTTCGCGCTATCCGCGCACCGCGACCCACACGACCGCTGGCGCTGCTGCTCTCTATGCGTCCGGCGGCGTTGGGGTGCTCACCAAACCTGCTGTGGCCAATGATCGCCTGAAGGTTGTCGTTGCCCAGGGCGGCAATGCCAAGAAGGGCAAACTTCACTTTCTCGTCGACTGATGAACGTGGCCGCTCAAGCCAGGCTTGGGCGGAACGTCAGCCAAAATAGGAGGCCGCATTGGCTGATAATGTAACCATCGACGGCAAGACATATGCCTTCAAAGATCTGGCCGGCGTATTCTACGCCTGGAACCTGCTGGCCGACGCTGCCGGAACGGATGCCATGGGCTTGGTCGCCACCAACCCTAACGCAAATACCTTGCTCGGCCGCCTCAAGGCGATCCAGGACAACACCGACGGACTCGAAGGTTTCGTCGATGGGCTCGAGACGCTACTCGGCCAAGCGACCCCCGCTGGCGAGAACTATATCGGCAAGAATGGCGGCGACGTGCTCGTCACGAGTGTAACGCCAGTGGTTTCGACGACGGCCTACGCCACCGGCGACGTCATCGGCTCGAAGCTGACGCTGGCCAATGCGGCCCGCATCGCGGGCGGCGCGGGCATCATCCAGTCAGTCACCTTGCACTGTAAAAGCGCGCAGACCGGCGCTGTCGATCTCCTGCTCTTCGCTGCGGACCCGTCCGCTTCCACGTTCACCGACAATGGCGCGCTTGCTGTCAATGCGGCCGACTTCGACAAGCTGATCGGCGTCGTTCACATCACCGATTGGACCAGCCTTGGGGCCGCCATCTCCATTGCCCAAGCGCAGGCAATCGGCATGCCGTTCGATCTGCCGGCCGGCACGTCGCTTTACGCGGTTATGGTTGCCCGCTCGACGCCAACCCTCGCATCGACCAGCGATCTGAAGCTGGTCGTCAACGTGCTGCCGGGCTGATCCGATGCTCGCGCAGCTCGTCGCTCTTGGAATTTTAAGCTCCGCTGCGGGCGGAGATCCCGGCGTGGGCGACGTTATCGCGTCGCCCGATCGCACAGTGACGGCTGTCATTCTCCAGACGACGGCAAATGTCGGCTCGCTCATCCCGCTCGGCGCGCAACAATGGCGCCAGCCCTTCGACCCGGCCGACCATGCTCCGTTCGCGTTTGATTTTGGCCCTCTGCTCGATGAGGGGGAAAAGATCGCTGATATCGAGCAAATCTCGCTCAATGCGACGGCGGCCTTGCTCGGTCTCACCGTCGACGCGTCGGCTGACTATGCGCCGATCATCGATGTTGACGGCGAAGTCCTGCAAGTGTGGTTCATCGTGGACCAAGCCTATTGGGCTGCTGCCTCTTTCAATGCGAGTGGCGTGCAGCTGCCCGTGACCTTCCGCATCGTGACGGATGCAACTCCGCCCAAGCGCTATGAGCGCACGGCTGTTCTCTCGGTGCGCCAGCAATGATCATCAAGAATGGGCGCCGTGCGCGCTTCATCATTGATGGCGTGTTCGACGGCATGGCGGGCGTCCAGGGCAATCAGGTTGCGTTCGCCCCGAACCGTGCTGGCGGCAGTGCTCTCGCCGCAAAGGGCGCGCTGCTCGACGGCGAACCGGTGCTGATCTCGGTCACAAAGGACGACGGCGGGCCGTTCTTCACCGCGCAATTCCGGAGCTTCGAATGACGCTTGCCGAGATGCGGCAGATCGTCGGGTTGCCCGACGACGCCACCGATGCGCAGGTCGTCGCTGCCTATGCCGCGCTGATCGACGATGGCGTGCCATCATCGGTCACGCTTGTGGAGCCGGTGACGGCTGAGATGGTGCGAGAACAGTGTCGCCTCGATGACGACGAGCCCGATATCCTGATCTTGCAGAAGATCCGCGCGGCGCGTGAA